TTTATGATTCAGGGTATTTTTGTTTTGATTTATTACCACACAAGAAGCCTAAACAAATATATTTTTCAACAAATATTAATTGAAACCATGGTGTAAATATTCACCATAGTCCATCAAAGGATAGATTAATAAATAAATTAAGAGAACAAATACCAAATGATGAAGAAAGAAAAACACATATATTAGAAAATATGTTATACATGTCAGAGTTTAACAAAAAAAATGTATTTATCCTTTGATGGACTGAACATATTTATCAAAATGTATTTTTGTTTTGATTTATTACCACACAAGAAGTAAATTTTCGAAAAAAATAACTATCATTTATTTTAACATTTTTTGCCCAGTAAACAAAACGAAAATTTATCAACTTTTTATAAAAATTATTTGTTCTTTGTTGGTTTCTCACGCTTTATTTTAGGAATTTGTACTGTTCTCTAATAACATTACCAAGTTATTTTGGTATAATATTGAAAGTTTCATATTTTTTCTTTATTAATTTGGATTATTTACACCGATGAAGATTTAAAACGGAACAAAGCAACTTAAAGAAATTATTATACATTTATATGTAAAACAAAGATATTTAGAATGGTCAGTTTTGCTGGATACAGTAATTGTGGTATGATGATAAATCATCCTACTCACTAATGCTCGTCCATACACATTCTTCGTGTTGTATTTCTGGTTAGGGCTTAAGATGTCTAAAACATTTCTAGGCGTTAATCGGTAAGGAAATATAATATTTAGCAAACGAAGCAGTAAAACAACTGCTGTCAGTGGCGTACCTTTGCAGGATCACGACGGGAAATTGCCAATCCATTTATTTTCTTATGAAAATAAATCCACACAACCAAAATTTACACGTCCTGAAACGGGCAAACTTTGAAGATTTTTTTGGAACTTTTGTTCCGTTTTAAATCTTCATTGGTGTAAATATAGTAATTTGTTCGTTTTGTTTATGATTTAAGAGCGTATTTAATTTGTTATTTCATGAGAACTTGCTTTTCCATTATGTTTTTTTATTACCAATTTTCTAAATATCTATCTACCCATCTTTTTTTGGCTAATTCTGGAACAATTAAATTGGTTTTCAAATATTTTTCAAAAAAATTTGTTTGTACCAAGAATTATTTTTATCAAAAATATTTTTATAATTAATTTCATAAAATCTTATTAGAACACATATTTTATGGATTGACATAGAATCTATTTCTTTATCATCAAATTTCATATTTCTATGAACCATAATATTTTTTAATTTATTTTTTAGGCTATTTCCAGATGACCAATTCATTTTCCTAAAAATAAATCTGAAAAAATATAACAAATTTTTTGTGAAATATCTGGTGTCATCCAACATCTCAAATATTACCTCAATACCCAATTGTTCTCCAATATCCAAATTAAGATATTGCCACACCATTTACTGAATAATTGCTACTTAAATTCTTTATTTACATTGTTGATTAGGGATTGAAATGTTTGAAATATTATCCAATCCATCACCCAATGTTCAAATGTTATTCAAACACACCTTTTTTAAAAATTTGATTTAAAAATTATCGCTATTGTCACAAACACACATGTCTTCAATTAAACATTATCCTAAAAAAGCTATTAAAAGATTATTTCATGACACAAAACAAATAATAAAAAATCCTATCCCTGGTGTTTGGTTTCATCATAATGAAAATGATATTAGTAAACCAAAAATAGTTATAATTGGTCCAAAAAATACTCCATATGAAAATGGATTTTATTGTATAAGTTTTAATTTTACAAAAGATTTTCCATTCAAGCCTCCAAAAGCTAAGTATCACACTACAGATGGTATAACCAGAATGAATCCAAATCTCTATAGATGTGGTAAAATATGCTTATCTCTTTTGGGAACTTGGTCGGGTCCTCAATGGACAAGTTGTCAAAATATATCCTCATTGGCATTGTCCATACAAACCATTTTGAATGAACATCCAATTCGAAATGAACCTGGATTTGGAAAATCCACAAACACATTATACAATAAAATGATACAACATGCAAATATTCGAGTTGGTGTTTTACAAATGATCAATAATCCTCCAAATGGATTTGAAATATTTAGAGATAAAATGATAAAATATTTTTTAGATAATTTTGATTGGTACAAAAATTTTTGTTATGAACGAGTCTGTTTGTTTAAAAATAAAAAAATCAAATGTCAAGTTTATGTTTGGACAGAATTATTCAATTACGAATTGTTGTTGAAAAAAATTATTCAATTGAAAAATGAATGTTTGGGTATACCCACAAAACCATTTTCAATAAGCAAACATATTGTTGGTAAACACATTGTTGGTAAACCTATTGTTGGTAAACCTATTAAAAAAATTCTTGAAATTAATGACACCTAAAATGTATCCTGATAAATTCTCGATTATAATGGCTGAACAAATGGTCAAACAAAAAAACCAAAAAAAACGGCGTTTTAATCTTTATTGGTGTAAATTAAGTGGTTTCTTGATTTATTATGAGTAGATTATTTTAACATGTACAATATTTCCTAATCAAAGTTTATTCCAATACTTCATGTCACACTTCATTAGTCTTCTCTGTGATGTGGAATATTTAGTAATAATACAATTGAGGTTGAAATACCTAAACTTTGATTTTTTTTTTGAGCAGGCAACTGCCGTGCTAGCAAGTTTAAACCTTGAATATTTAAAATAGAACAAAACTACTCAAAGAAATAATATCCTCCCAGGAGGGTATATTTTTGTGTGGCATTCAGGAACATACCATTTTCTAGAGATGGGTCACAATGCTGGTTCAATCAATGTTACGGAGTAATCTGTAACCCACCCAAAATTAACATGGAATTGATTGTGTCCAACTTTCCAGATTTAATGGTTTTGTTCCATTTTAAATCTTCAAAGGTGTAAAACACATCTAACATTGAGCTTTTTGAAATATTAGAAGATAGTTGCTTTGTAACCATCAATAATACTGATTTTACATGGGATATGGTTTTTCCGGAGAAAAATATCAATTAATTTGCTCAATTGGTTTTGAAAAATAAATTTGATTTGATTTTTTATTATAATTTATGATCAAATGGTGGTTTTCAAATTAAAAGTAAAACCTCTGTTGTACTATTCTGGTAAAATTAATACCAGCAGAATAATAAACAGTAATAAAGTTATTGTTCCACTAAATGTTTTAAAAGAACTCAGCGAAAATTTTGAAAACATGACATTTCCAATAATATTAAAAATAAAACATCCTGAACAATTTGAAGATATTCATGTTGGTATAGAAGATTTTGGACCAAACAATGGAACTATATATATTCCTGAAAGAATTTTACAAAATGAATGGATTTCACATGACATAGAAATTACCGTAACAAATTGTAGTCCTCCCAAAGGTTCATTTATTAAACTAAAACCACACAAAACTAAATTTATAGAATTGGATAATCCTAAAAAAATATTAGAAACAAATTTTATAAATAAATATCCTGTTGTTAGGAAAGGTGAAACTATCTGTGTAACTCATAATAAAGAAAAATTCTATATAGATATTTTAGATTGTAAACCATCCAATGTTATACTTTCTAGTGATGTAGATTTAGAAGTTGATTTTGAAGAACCTTTTGATTATGTAGAACCAAAATCTTATTCGGATTTTGAGTCTAAATTTGATTCTGAATTTGGAGAAAAAAAACAAGATTCTAAACACAAATCTAAAAAAAGTAATTTCGCCACCATATTTTCTGATATGTCAGATTTGGACAAAACTAAAAATTCAAATACTGGAGCAAGTTCTTTCACACAATTTTTGCGAAAAAGATTTGATGGATTTAGCCAACAAAATAAAGATAGTGATGAAAGTGAAGATGAAAAAGAAGTTTTTATTCCATTTTCAGGAACAGGACATAAATTAGGATAGAACATTTATATATTGTGAGTTCTACAAATAAATTTTAATTCGATATTTTGATTCTAACTATTACTCCTCTTTCAATAAACACGCCGAAATCTATAATTTTTCCAAATCCCACAAATTTTAACCTTTTATTTTTATTTCCTTAAATATCAGAAATATTTTTGGAAAAAACATAAAAAATTCTATTTTATTTATTTTGTTTAGTCAACAACAAATCATTATTCCATTGTTTGTAAATTTATCAATTTTTTTGATTCTAAATATAAATGTTTTATTAGTTGTAATATGTGATATTTTTAATTCTTCTAATCGAGTTTATATTTTTGTAATATTAATTTTCAAATCGTGGTAAAAATGGTGAAAGAATTTAATTTATCAATTAGATCTATTTTTTCCATCATATTAAATATATATCACACAAAATAATTTACAATAGCATTAATTTTCATGTTGGATAAATCTAACTCATATAAAATATAATTAAAATATGTTGAACTGATATTTTTACACTTATCAACAGATATTATTTCTAATTTATTTTTGGAATAATGTTTAATTAAAATTTTATTTTCAATAGTTCTAATATCAAATACAATTTTGTTTATATTAGTAAATTTATCTATTTTTATGCTACTAAGAATATAATTTTTTTTATTGAAATAACAACATATTTTGTTAAGTAACAACGATGTTACGTTTGGGGACAACAGATAAACTATTGCTAAATAGTTTTTCTCATTTGTAATATTTTCAAGATTATTCAAATTATTAATTTTGATGTCATTGACATAAATATTAGAATTATCAATTAAACGACTTGAATCTTTATTGATTTTTTCAATAGAAATATTTTTAATTATTGAATCGAAATCTATTGACAAATTAAAAATAGAGTTTTTTTTAGTAACCAATATCCAATCCATTTAACTAAATGTATCAAATAATATTTTATATATGTATAAAGATATGATTTTTTTAGATAAAATTAGAAACAAATTGTACATCATAACAATTTATTTGATGAATTGTTTTCCAAATAGAAATTGTATGAAATGTGTGAAAAATAAAAATTTACAAAAATTTGAACCACCACCAAAATTAAAATCATCTAAATCGAATGTTTCTTCAATTCCAAAAATCAAACCAATACAAGATTTTTTTAAATCATCTGAACATGTGATTCCAACATGTTCTTCTGTTCCACCTTTGTTATTTCCCATTCCAAAATCATTCACAAAATATTCTGGAACAAATATCAAAAATGGATTTTACAAATATCCACCACTTCCCACTTCAAGACATGTTCCAAATCTTGAAATTCGTGGGATTAGTTTAAGAAAAACAAAAATTATTCCACACCCATTCAAAATGATGTCACAACTAATCCCAAAAACAATGCCACAACCACCACCCCTTCCTAAAAATATATCAAAAATATATAGATATAAAAAAAATGAAAAATTCAAAAAAATCAAGAAAATATCAGATAATTATGTAATAGTTAAAAATCAAAAATGAACAAATTTTGGTAATTCATATAAATAATACAACTTTAATAAATATAATGTACGAATATAAAATTTTCATCAAAGACAAATCATTTTACAAAAAAAATTTTGAGGATGCCAATATAAAATATTATTATTTATTTGTGACAACAAATCCTAAAATATTTGTAAAAAGAGAGATAGATTCATGTTTATTTGAAATTCACAGAAAAACATTTTTAATGAAAAAAAAATCCAAATATTTAGCTAAAACAATTCCTATTAATTCAATAACAAATTCGGTTAATCTTTTTAACTCAACACATAACAAAATATTAAATGTTAGAAATTATTCAACAACTAACATAATTGGATCCAATATTTCTAATGACATAATATCAGGTAAATCATTTTTCATTCAAAAAAATACAGAAATAAATAAAATATGGAATAATAGAGAAATTTATTTTGAAAAAGGTTATATGGATATAATGGATAATTTTGGTTTTTTTCATAGATGGAAAATGGCTTCATTGAGATGTGAAAATAAACGAACTCTCATTTCAACAATAGACTTAGTAACACCGTACAAACAAGGAGAACATTTCAACTGTGACATAAATGAAATTATTTTGGAACATTATTTTACGGACAACCCAATAACAATGACTACTTAAAGACAAACAACTTATTATGTAATGATGGTAAATTTATAACAAGTTTCCATTTTTGTAATCCTCTAAAATATTTGTATTGAAACTTCCACAATTTGGACATTCATTTCCCATGAAATGTTTTGAAACTATATTTTTTTTTTCACAATCATTGCAATAAATTTTGATCTTCCATTTGTTATATTCTTCTGGCATTTTATAAATATTAATGATTGTTTTTAATTGGACCCAATTAATATTAAATTCTTTAATTGTTTTTTTACAAATTGGACAAAAATAATTATTTTTACCATATTCTTTTAAACACTTGTGATGAATGCTATGACCACAAGTTTTTAATACTTGAACCTCACTACAAGATGAAAATAAATATTCTTCACAAATTGGACAATTTGAATGAGACGAATCTTTAACACACTTATGTTCACATTTGACATGAAGACACAAACCACAAGTTTCACAATGTTTGTAGTTTTTTTTTTCTCCATTTCTACAAATCCCACATAAATCACAATGAAATGTAGATTTAGCTCTCCATAAATTACATATCCCACAATAATAATCAGAAAAATGTATTGAACATTTTGTACATTTATTTGACGATTGTTGTATGGTCCCACATTCTAAACATTTGATTTTTTCAACATTGAATCTATCTAGTACATGATTTTCATACTCATCATGACAAATCCTACATTTAAAGAAACATAAACATTTTGGACACTCCATCACACATTTTCTTTCATAATGAACACACCTAGGATTTTTTATCTTTGTTGTTTTGTTTGTTTTGTTTAAAGATTGAAATATTTTGGATATTTCAGTTTGTTTTTGTTTTTTGGTCATGTCTTTTCTATTGTTAATATCATAAATTTTTTTGATGGTATCTTTGTTCATTTGATATTTTCATATAAATAATTTTTTTATTCAAATTTAATATTTTTCTAATCAATTATTTTTCTCAATTTTATTTTCCTCGATTTATTTTTTAATGGATCAAATGACAAAACAAAATGTACATGTACATATATGGTTAAAATTGGATCTGATGGATTTGAATTTGATAATTTAGAAATACATTCTGTCACACTAACAAGATCTTCAACATCCATGATTGAATCTTCCAAAAGAATTCAAGTAAATATAGACTATTCATCCACCAGTTTAACTGGAACTCCACATATCATTACCATAACAAATACAACTGTTGATGCAAAAGATTCTATAATTTGTAACATAATTAGCAGTGGTTCAGGACATGAAGAAATTTTCGTCAATGTGTTTAGTATTATCAATAATGAAATTAAATTAGTATTAAAAGCTTTGGGACCAGCAATCACAGATACTGTTAATGTTGTGATTTTGGTACTAACATAATTTCTTCAAAAGTTACAAGAATGATGGTTACAAATTGCACAAATTTGATTTTAAATTTTTATTTTTAAAATAATTAAAATGATTGGACGTGACAAATTTTCTAACGATTGTTGTGACGATGAATATCTCAATGATTATTGTGAAGATGAATTTATAGTTTACAGCCCCTATATTTTTAAAAATAAATTATCAAGTGAAGATTACTCCAAAATTAAACCAATGTTTTGTATTAAATCACTGGATTCTTCAGGTATTGTTTCTGTCAGAATGAGACCATTGGAACTTCTTAAGAGTTCAGCTCTGTATTTGGGATTAAAATCAACCACTGTTTCTAATGAAAATTTAAAAAATCTAGATGTTGCTGTTGTTAGAAGATTTAAAGACAAAAACGGAAATAAAATTGATAAAATGTGTGTTGTTAAAGGTAAAATCATTTCTATTTGTAATCCATGTTGTAATTGTAACACTTCCATATTGATAAATGGTGAATTTATCAATCCAAGAAGAATATTTTTGTTATGTCATTAGTTGTGGTTTGTATTTTTTAGGATATAAATATCCTAACAAAGATAATGGTTTATTATTTACTATTTTTCTGAAATATTCATGTTGTGAGTTTTTTTTTAATAAAAATCTATCTTTTTTCATAAATCTTGGAAAATTTTTGAGATATTTTTCTTTGTTCAAAATTAATGTTCCATCATTGCTTATTTCATGATACACAGATTCTTTTTTCCCCAAAATAAGTTTTACACAATATTCAAGATTCATTTCTTGTCTTTTTATGCACAAACAATATGGAAATTTGGCATTGTTAAAATGCCATTCCATTTTTTTTATTTCTGGATTCTGTGTCATGATATTTCTAAATAAATTTTCTATCATTTTGGAATATCTGTATTCTAAATATCCATAAACTTTGGAATCATTCAATATCTTTTTGAAAATTTCTATTGAAATTAATTCATTTTTATCATCCCAATCACAACACCAATATTTTTCTATTTCATTTTTATTTAGTTTATTGAGATCTATAGACATGTTTGGAATAATTGAAAATAATTTGCTGTGCATTTTACAAAAATAAATATTTTTTTGTTTAATTCAAAATTTGAAAAAAATTTGAACAAAAATTCAAAAATTTTCAATGTAACACAAACACTAACATAATTTTATTGATAAAAATGACTATCCATAAAATTAATATTTCAAAAAATACTAATATTACGATTCCAGAAAATATGTCTGTTATTTCAAAAGAACTTCCAGTCACATCTATTAAAGATTTTATTAAAATTATTAAAAAACATAAAAATATTATTAGACCTTTTGTGAACGATGACATATCAAATGAATTATTGGAACTCACAAAAAAATTAAATAAAACTATTATAGATAATTCACAAATTAAAAAAGAATTAAAAACTAAAAATGACAAAATTACCAAACTAGAAGAATTAGTAGAATTAAACAATAAAAAAACTGGAACACATTCTATGTTCAAAGGTGAATTTGAAGAGAAAAATAAAGAATTGTTCCTAAATGAATATTTCGGAAACATATTTGATATTGATGGGAGCAAAAAAATGAAATGTATGGATATTAGAATGACCCATAAAATTAAAAAATATACTTTGGGAATAGAATGTAAAGATAAAAAAATCATATTAAAAAAACAAGACATAAACAAATTCCATCTCGATAAATTAGAATGTAAATTTAGAGGATGTATTTTTATTAGTGTTAATTCAAATATCCCAGGTTACGTAGACAAAATCAATCATTTTTCTATCAAAAATAAAAATGAATTGTATATTTATTCTGATGATTCATTATTTGTCAAAATCATAATAAATGTATTTATTGATTATTTGGAATGTGAAGAAAATACAATGGATAGGTGTCATGTTGAAACTCTGTTGTGCGTTTGTAATCAATGGAACAATCTTAAATCAGGATTTTTGAAGATGGATAAAATAATATCTAATTATCTCAAACAAAAAAATATTAATATTAATGGTCAACTATATTTAGTATCCAAAAGCAAGTGTAAAAGTTCTAAAGAACCATACTAAAAATCACATCTTTTTTTGATGAACCAAACATATTTTTTTGATTTCATGTACATTTTTTTATTATGAAACATAAAATATCTAAATCACACCAACCAACATTTTGATACATGGATGAGCAGGGGATGTTTCTTGTATAATTCTTTGTAGATATTGCATACATGCTTAGAAATTGTTGGATAACAATATTATAAATCAAAAAAAGATGAGTTTTGGTAAATGTTTTTTTCATGAAATCACATTAAACTACAAGGTCCAATACTGGACATTCCACGATAACGCCATTCCCATTCTTCAGAACATGGTAATCTAAATTTTATGGAATGTTTCATTAGTTCAGAACCTTTGATACAAAATGTTATTATGTAATATTTGAGATTTGGATTATGTTTGA